TCGACTGCGAAATCAGCGAAGTCCCCAAAATCCTCGCCGCCGCCATCCGCGACGGCCAAGTCGAGAAGCAAAACTTCCCCCACTGGCAACCCGGCAGCCGCCAACTCCTCTACCAGACCGGCTACCGCCAACGCACGGCTGGAACCAAATCCTCCCCCGCCGCCGCCAGCGTGCCCGGCATCCCCGACGACCTCCTGCCAAAAGTCCGCGAGAAAATCCTCGCCCACCCGCACAAAACCGCCAGCGGCATCCGCGACCTTTTCAGCAGCAACAACCGCCGCCGCCTCAGCACCCCGGCCATACGCGCCCTGCTTGACAAGCCTCCGCAGAATAAAAGGTAGATGCCCGACGACCAAACCATAGTCGAAGGCGATGCCGGATTCCTCGGCATGGCCTCCCGCTTGAACCCGCTGCAACTCCAGCCGGGCATGGTCCAGTATTGCGAAAACATGCGCCTCGACCGAGGCGTGGCGCAGACCCGCAAAGGCGCGAAGCGGCTTGGCGAATCTATCGGCTACATCGGTGAGGCGCTCACCGTTCCCTTCCAGCTCGGCACGGACAAAACAATCTCCTCACTGACTCGCGGAGGCAGCGGCAACCTCACGGCCACGGCCACTCTCGCCGCGCATGGCTACGCTACTGGAGACCGCATCAACATTCGCGGAGCCTCGCCCTCTCAATTCAACGGCGACTTCTACATCACAGTCACCGGCCCAAATACATTCACCTACACGATGGCTGCCGACCCTGGCGCAAACGCCACCGGCACGCTTGTGGCCAACAAGGGGCCTATCGTTCAAACGACCTACACCGGTGGCATCATCGGCGCGGGCATTTACTCTTCGCCGCGCCTAGATAATTCCAATGAATACATCGTCCTTGCCGGGCCAAACTCTGTTTACCTCTGGCGCAACGGCGCGAGTCTCCAAACGATCCAGATTCCCAATACCGACACGCTGGTCGCTGGCGATGACATCGAGATCATCCAAGCCTTTGACAAGCTCTACCTGCTGCGCACCCGCGAGGAGTCGCTGATCCGCCTCCAGTCGCTCACGCAGACCAGCGGCACGGCCACAGCCACCACGCTGGGCACGCACCCCTACCAGACCGGCGAGGTCGTGCGCATCAGCGGGGCAGGGGAGGCTGGATACTTGGCCGACTTTGAGGTGACGCGGCTTTCCTCCACGCAGTTTTCGTTTTCTGTTCCCTCCGCCACGGCGGCTTCTGCCAGCGGCACGATTATTTCCCAGCGTGTGCAGCCTGCCTTGGTGTGGGACGGCATCCTGGCAAATGGGTTCTCCCGCGTGGCGCAGGGCTCGCATCCGCTGGGCGTGACCTACTCGCGCCTTCCCAGCACCAGCACGGCGACTTACTACAACAACCAACTCGTCATCGCCCGCAACCGCGATGAAGTGCTGATTTCCGATGTCTTCGACGCCGAGACCTACGATCCAGTGAGCAAGGCGTTCCGGGCGAACTCAGGCTCGAACGACTACATCGTGGCGCTGCACCCTTACGCCGAGGGGCAAATGCTGGTCTTCTGCCGCAAATCCATCTGGCTCGCCACGGCGGCCATCGGCGCGGATGGCGTTTCGATTGACCCCGCCGCTTCCAGCCTGCAACTCCTCACCGACGAGATCGGTTGCTCGGCCAAGCGCAGCATCGCCACCGCAGGTGTGTATGTGTTTTTCCTCAGCGACAACGGAGTTTACCGGCTGGACAATCAATTCGACCTCAAGCTACGCGGATCCACGCAGACTCTCTCGGACCCCATTGCCGACCTCATCGCCGAGATCAACGCCCCGGCAGCGCACCTAAGCAATGGCATTTATTTTGCGAACCGCTACTACCTCGCCGTGCCGCTCGGCAACAGCACCGAGCCGAACGCCCTCTTCGCCTTCAACATGCTGAACCAGCAGTGGGAGACCAAAGACATCTACGGCTTCCCGCTGAACCGCTTGCTCGTCTCGGACTACGGCACACAGCGCCGCCTCTTCGCGGCCACCACCACCGGCAAGCTCTTCCTCCTCGATGAGCAAGAGACCGGAGCCGACGATACCCAAAGCGGCCTCGGCAGCACCCCTGTCCTGGGTAGTCTCCTGACCCGCCGCTACGGCTGGGGAAGCCTCAACGCCAAACGCCTGACCCGCACCAAGGCCAGCGTCGTCCTGCCCGCTGGCAGCGCCTGCACGCTCGATGCGGTGACGACGGATTTCGACGCTGATTTCCAGATCGCCTCCTTGGTGAACACCACCGCCGACCAAGAGGACTACACACTGAAGGCTCCGCTGCGCTGCAAGGCAACCGCCCTTGACCTCCGCTTCCGCACCACCTCCGGCCGCCCAATCCTCCGCACCCTCAGTGCCGAGGCGACAATCAATGGCCCAGTGAGCACCGAAACCCGAACCTTAAATTAACCACAGAGGACACAGAGAACACAGAGGACGCCTCTTAAAACTTAATCCTTAAAACTTAAAACTCCAAAATGGCAACCGTCACCCCAGGCTACACATTTACGAACGATGAAGTCGTTACCCCAGCAAAGCTCAACTCGGCGGCTACGCCAGTAGTCTCAAACATAGTTACGGCTGATCTTGTTGATGCCAATGTAACTACGGCAAAAATTGCAAACGGAGCGGTTACGCAGGAAAAACTTAACTCCAGCGTCACGCTTGTGCCGACTGGAGCCATTATGCCGTTTGCCATGAACACCGCGCCAAGTGGATGGCTCGCAGCCAATGGATCAACAGTGTCTCGCACAACTTACGCCGCTCTCTTTGCAGCCATCGGGACAACTTACGGCGCTGGCGATGGCAGCACCACATTTACCCTGCCAGACTTGCGCGGCTATTTCGTGCGAGGATCAGGAACGAATAGCGATGGCGTTGCTGCTGGCACTTTTGGAGCCAAGCAAGCCGATGGACTGATCAGCCATACGCATTCTGGCACCACAGGGAATGACTCGCCGGATCACACGCACCAACAAAGACTACTTAGCACATTTTACACCGGCGCAAATGTTTGGCCGAGAGGGACAGATTATCATCCTGGAACAGAATCAAATGCAGCAATGAATACAAATGGTGCCTCCACCCGCCACCAGCACCCATTTACCACCTCCAGCCAATCCCCTGCTGGAGACACCGAGACCCGCCCGCGCAACATCGCCATGTTGTATTGCATCAAAGCCTAATGCTCCCCTGGGAACGCGCCCGCAACTGGCATGACGACAACACCACCGAACCCTTCGAGTCCCTGCTCGCCTGGCACATGGCCCACGGCCTCGTTTTCAATACCCCGCAAGTTTTCCTCGTCGCCCACGAAGTCCACTACTCCCCAGACACTAACACCATGACCTACGACCTCCCCCCCAACGCCTGGTTCGTCGAACTCGCCGCCGCGACCAACCACGCGAATCCCGTCCGCGAATTTCTCCGCGTCGCCACGCACCCCCAAGAGTGGGCGATATGGCACCGCCGCAACTCCTTCCACCCCCACGCCTACCCATGGGCCAAACTCGCTCGCCGCGTTGGCCTTGTTGAAGGGAGGGTGTCCTAATGGGCGGCGGAGGAGGGGGCAGCAAGCCCAAGAAAGAGACGCCGCCACCACAGGCGCAGCCGATTGATTACAATGCGCTCATGGCGCAATCCAGCGCTGCTGCTCAGGCTCAATTCCGCGATCAGGTTGCCGCGCAAGCCGAGGCGTATCCCACCCAAGAAGCCCTCCAGCTTGGCACCGTCTCAAACATTGCATCCAATCTCAGCCAAGATGGCGGTTCAATCAAACGCTACAAGGTTGACGCAAAAGGCAAAATCATCGGCGAAGAAACCGTCGCCACCGCCGCTCCAAACCTCTACACCAAACGGGCCACCGACCAACTCATCGCCGCCGGGCAGCAAGCAGACGACCTCCAATCTGTCGCCGACTACACAGACCAGCTCGGCTACCAAGCTGCAGGCGACCTGCAAGGCACCGACATTGAGCGTGAGCTACAGCGCCAAGCCGCCAACGAACTTCAACTCGGCCGCAGCCTCAACCCCGAGCAGGAGCGTCAAGCCGTCCAGCAAGCCCGCGCTGGCATGTCTGCTCGCGGACTCGGCGTCGGCACAGGGGCCCTCGCCGCCGAAATCCTCAACCGCGACGCCTACGCCAGCCAGCGCGAAGCCGACCGCCGCAACTTCGCCGGAAGCACCAACCAAATGCTTGTCAGCAACAGGCAAAACCGCCTCGGCCTCGTAGGCAACATCCTCGGCCAATCCGCCAATACCCGCCTCGCGCAGGCCAACCTGCGCACCGGCCTCGCTGGTGCCGAGATCACCATCGACCCCTACTCCCGTGCTCTTGCCCCCGGGGCAGGTATGGGTTCCACCACCCTCGGCCAATCCGGCCAAATGATCGGCAACACCTACAACTCCGCCAATCAGATGGCCGGAAATGTCGCCAGCTTCAACGCCAACATGCTCGATAGCCGCTACAACAGCTTCATGAACAACCGCGCATCCCTCCAAGGCGCGGCCATGCAAGCCGGAGCCACCGCAGGCGCTTCCCAAAACTCCATGATGGGCTCCGGCATGGCCGCAGGCGGCATGGTCCTCGGTATGACCGCTCTCGCTATTTAATGAACCAACACCTGCAAAACCTCGTCGATGAAACCCTGACCCGCGCCGAGTATTGGCTGCGGGAATTTCGCAACCCCGTCGTCCTCTGGAGCGGAGGCAAGGACAGCACCGCCATGCTCCACCTGCTCATCTTCAAGCTCGGCGTGCGGCTCCCCTGCGTGCAGTGGCGCGAGCCCCGCTTCCGCCACCGCTACGCCCACTCCGATCTCCTCGCCCGCGAGTGGGATTTGACCCTTTTCGACTATGCCCCCGGCCGCATCGCCATCCAGGATGGGTTCGACATCGAGACCGGCGCACCCCGTTTCGACTTTCTCAAATACTACCAATGGGGCCACCACAGCGCCCTCGTTCTCAGCCTCGGCACCGAACACCCCAAGGAAGGCGAGCCCTACCTGTGCGGCTTGACCGATGTCCTCCAGCGCCCCACCGGCTCATTCAACTGGCCGTGGGATGCCGCATTCCACGGGCAGAAGAGCGCCGATGTCGATCTCATCAAAGGCGGCGTGCCACTCGCCCAGGATGTGCGCCGCGTGGATGACAGCCCCACCCAGCTTTTCCTCATGCGGCATTGGACCGACGACGACATCTTCGACTACCTCGAAGCCGAAGGCGTGCCGATGGACCCCACCCGCTACGACCGCTCCACCGGCAAGTGGGGCCACAAGCAGGACAAATCCCACAACGCCGACTACTACCCCATCTGCTGGAACTGCGTGAACCGCCACCTCACCGCCCCCGTGTGGTGCCCCAAGCTCCGCAGCGAGGTCAACAGCATCGCCCACCTCGCCCCCTACGAAGACAACTCCATCCCAGAGCAAGGCTTCAAACCCACATGGAATC